TTTACTATTCCTACCAGTAGTGCATACCCACTAACAAGTGTATACAATCCTCGATTTTACATTGACGGTACAGAAGTAAATGCCACTGATTATACAGTTGCAAGTACCAGTATCACTTTTGCGACACCACCAGCATCTAATGAAGTTATCACTATGCGCTGGAATAGCGAGCTGGTAATTCAAAATAATATTAAAACTCCGCCAACAATGGAATTGGCGGCCAGTGCAGCCGCAGGCACCAGTACTGGGTTTAGTTTTGACACTACGTTATATGATACTGTATTCATGAACTATAGTATTAAATTGGGTGCAGGATTAGGTGTAAGAGCAGGATCTTTAAGAATAGTAGTTGACGAAACAGCAGGAACATACTATATTGATGATCAGTATAATACGTTAACCAGTACAATGGATATTACTTTCGATGGTAGTGTAACTAATAACGTATTTGAACTAACATACCAAAACAACGAAACTTCAACAGCAACAGTTTATTATACGTTTGAATTGTGGAAAATGTAAACCAACTTAGAACCATGTGGTTTGAGCCCCCTCAGAAGCGACTAGCATCCTGGCGGGATTTTAGAAGAAGCCTAGATACAAGTGATATTGAAGATACTTGTACTAGAATTTTTCAGTGGTGGAGGTTCGCTCCGCTACATAATTTAAGTATTGATCCTTATGATATACGTACATGGCCCAGTGTATGGGAGATGTTACATCAGGGGGATTTTTGTAAATTTAGCACTGCAATTGGCATGAGCTACACGTTTTTTTATATTGACGAAAAAATAAAAAATCGTATACTAAGAGTGTATGATCATGAAAATTCAGATATATACATGACAACCCTTATTAACAATAAGTGGTTATTGAACTATAACATAAGCACTGTTGCTGACTGGAGCCAAGTACAAGATAAACTGACTGTACAGGAATCTTGGGCTTGTAAAGACATTGTCGAAGCTACAAAACATCAAGTAGCAGTATAACACAGAGAGATAGGTAAGATTAGATGAGTGATATTCAAGTTATTAAGCGTAATGGCGAAAAAGAAACGCTAGACATTGAAAAACTTCACAAGGTAGTATTTTATGCATGTGAAAATATTAGCGGCGTAAGTCCAAGTGAAGTAGAAATTAAATCACACATTCAATTTTACAACGGTATCAAATCAAGTGACATTCAGGAAACATTAATTAAAAGCGCCGCTGATCTTATTACAGAAGAAACACCAAATTACCAGTGGGTAGCAGGAAGATTAATCAATTATCATCTCCGTAAAATGGTTTACGGAGATTTTAAACCATGGCATATTTTGGACCTTGTAAAAAAGAATGTTGAGGCAGGATTTTATGATCCTGCATTACTGGAAGATTATACTCCAGAAGAGTGGGACACACTAAACAATTATATTAAACACGCACGTGACGAGGATATCAGCTTTGTAGGCATGGAACAATTCCGTGGAAAATATTTGGTACAAAACCGTGCAACTGGACAAATTTTTGAGACACCGCAAATGGCATATATGCTGATTGCTGCTACTCTCTTTAGCGATTATTCACGTGACGAGCGCATGAAGTGGGTCAAGGACTACTATGATGCTGTGAGTACTTTTGACATCAGTCTACCTACTCCAGTGATGGCTGGTGTACGTACACCACAACGTCAGTTTAGTAGTTGTGTACTTATTGAAACAGACGACAGTCTGGATAGTATTAATGCAACAAGTAGTGCTATTGTAAAATATGTAAGTCAGAAAGCCGGTATTGGTGTAGGTGCAGGTAGTATCCGTGCCATTGGTAGTCCTATTCGCAAGGGAGATGCTACACACACTGGTGTTATTCCTTTCTATAAAATGTTTCAAGCCGCTGTTAAAAGTTGTAGTCAAGGCGGTGTACGTGGTGGTGCCGCAACATTGTATTATCCAATTTGGCACTTAGAAATAGAAGACCTGTTGGTACTCAAGAACAACAAAGGCACAGAAGATAACCGTGTACGTCACTTGGATTATGGTGTACAATTTAACAAATTAATGTATGAGCGTCTTATTCAGGGCGGAGACATTACACTGTTTAGTCCTAGTGATGTTCCAGGTTTGTACGATGCCTTTTTCGCTGATCAAGAACGTTTTAAAGAGCTATATGAAACAGCCGAGCGTAATACACGCTTACGCAAAAAGACAATACCAGCAGCAGACTTATTCAGTGCGTTTATTGAAGAACGTAAAAACACAGGCCGTGTTTATTTAATGAACGTGGATCATGCAAATGACCACAGTGCATTTGATAAAACAGTTGCACCAGTACATCAGAGTAACTTGTGTTGTGAAATTAATTTGCCCACAAAGCCGTTAAATCAAATTGACGACCCCAATGGAGAAATTAGTTTGTGTACATTAAGTGCCATCAACTGGGGTAATTTACGCACACCAGCAGAGTTTAAACGTCCTTGTGAACTTGCTGTACGAGGCTTAGACGCACTCTTAGACTATCAGAAATACCCAGTGCTAGCTGCTGAGCTGAGCACAATGAAACGCCGTCCAATTGGTATTGGCATTATTAACTTTGCATATTGGTTGGCAAAAAATGATACAACATATCAGAATCCAGATTTAGAACTTATTGATGAATGGGCAGAAGCCTGGAGTTATTACTTGATCAAAGCAAGTGCTGATCTGGCTGCTGAACGAGGTGCATGCCCTGGTACACCTGAAACACTATATGGTCGGGGACTTACTCCTAACCAGACTTACAAAAAGGATGTGGATGAACTCGTAGCACACAAAGAACGTATGCCATGGGACGAGTTACGCAAGCAATTACAAGACACAGGTATCCGTAACAGTACGCTGATGGCTCTGATGCCTGCAGAGACCAGTGCCCAAATCAGTAACAGCACTAATGGAATCGAACCCCCAAGAAGTTTTGTTAGTGTAAAACAAAGTAAGCACGGTGTTTTAAAACAGGTTGTACCAGGGATCCACAGATTGAAAAGCAAGTATGATTTACTGTGGGATCAGAAGAGTCCTGAGGGATATCTTAAAATTATGGCAGTGTTACAAAAATACATTGACCAAGGTATAAGTGTAAATACAACATATAATCCAACATTCTTTGAAGATGAAAAAATCCCAATGAGTGTTATGTTACAGCACCTTATTATGTTCTACAAATATGGTGGCAAACAATTGTATTATTTTAATACTTTTGATGGACAAGGCGAACTTGACATGAATACAGAAGACAAGACAGAAGAATTAGCGGCAGGTGATATTGATGATGATGCCTGTGATGCTTGTGTTATTTAAGGAGTAGAGATAATGAGCGTATTTAATGCGAAAAAAGAAGGCCATCATACAGAAGCACTGGCGTTTTTGGATCCTGAAGGTGGAGTTGATATTCAGCGTTATGATACATTGAAATACCGTAAGTTTGATCAGTTAACTGACAAACAGTTGGGTTTCTTTTGGCGCCCTGAAGAAGTTGATATTATTCGTGATGCCAAAGACTTTAAAGACTTAAATGAACATGAAAGACACATATTCACATCAAATTTAAAGAGACAAATTCTACTTGATAGTGTTCAGGGCCGTGCGCCTGCTGAAGCATTTGGTAGTCTTGTGAGTATTCCAGAACTGGAAAACTGGATTATCACTTGGACATTTAGTGAAACAATTCACAGTCGCAGTTACACACATATTATTCGCAACGTTTACAGTGATCCAAGTAAAGTTTTCGACGAAATGATGGATCTGAAAGAGATTGTTGAATGTGCTGACGACATTAGCAAATATTATGACGATCTTATCGAAATGGCTGGTTATTATAATCTGCTAGGAGAAGGTACACATACTGTTAATGGTAAAAAAGTTGTAGTCAACAAATATGAATTAAAGAAAGCATTGTGGAAAACAATCATGAGCGTAAACATCTTGGAAGGTGTACGCTTTTATGTATCGTTTGCATGTAGTTGGGCATTTGCTGAACTTAAAAAGATGGAAGGCAATGCTAAAATTATCAAACTAATTTGTCGTGATGAGAATTTGCACTTGGCAAGCACACAATACCTACTAAAAATCCTACCCAAGGATGATCCGGATTATGCTAAAATTGCAAAAGAGACTGAACAAGAAATGATTCAGATGTTCGTGGACGCAGTTGACCAAGAAAAAGAATGGGCTAGATACTTGTTTAAAGACGGTTCAATGATTGGCTTAAACGAAAAACTACTGAGCGACTTTGTTGAGTGGATTGCAAACAAGCGTATGACAGCGGTTGGACTAAAGAGCCCTTACAGTGTACCACAAGCTAGCCCACTTCCCTGGACACAAAAATGGATTAGTGGCGCTGATGTTCAAGTTGCACCACAGGAAACAGAGATCAGTTCTTATGTTATCGGGGGTGTCAAGAAAGATGTTGACACAAACACATTTGCAGGATTAAGTTTATGAGTGAAATAATTGTATATAGCAAACCAAATTGTCCTTACTGTGTGAGGGCAAAACACTTACTAAGTGCATACGGCTTAAATTTTCAAGAAAAAGTAGTAGGCGTAGACACAACCAGAGAAGAACTTTTAGAAGCCGTTCCAAATGCACGTACTGTACCACAAATTATTATTAATGGTTCGGTAATTGGAGGATATGAGCAACTAAGTTCATATATTGAAAACACAGGTTATAACGGAACAGGACACACTTTATAATGTTATTAGATGTAAGAAAACAGGGCGATGTAGTCGCTTTAAAATTAGCCAGTGGCGAAGAAATCATCGGAAGTTTTCAAGAAGACAACGATAAACATATTGAATTACGTAAACCATTGGCAATGGCGGTAACACCACAAGGACCTGGACTTGCTCCATGGATCGCAAGTGCTGATATTATGAGTGAAACAAATATCAAATTTAATAAAGCACACATTGTTACTATGGTAAAAGCACATAAACCAATTGCTGATGTTTATTTACAAGCAACAACCGGACTTGATATGAGCTTGCAAGGAACCGGTGCCAAACTAGCCTGATAAATATGTTTATTAGGAGTTTGTATGATACCAGTACACAGAAATACCGATAGCAGAAATTGTGGGGCAGAAACACAAGTACGAGGACAAAGCAACGTTTTCGTAAATAATCTGTTATGCAGTGTATTGGGAGATCCAAACACACACGGCGGTGGAAGTTTACAGGCTAGTAACAATGACGGAACTGTTTTTGTTAATGGCATCCCGGTAAATTTATTGGGAAGCGATGCAAATAGCGACAGTTTTTGTCCTATACCTCCACATTGTAATCCAAAAGCCAGCAGTGCAAGCAACAATGTATTTGCGTGTGGTGGTACACCAGGACCAGGCATTACTAATGAAGAACAAGCATAGAGGACAAGCATAATGTCAACAGATTTCCCCAACGGTGTTGCAAGTGTAAATGAATATCTAGATACACGACACCATATTAAAACAGATATACAAGGCCAACTTGGTGAAAACGCAAAAGTTGTCGTCAAGAGCGAATATGATTACACAATGCGTGAAATTATCTGTAATTTGCTGGCAGGACGTGGTTTAAAACTTCCAAATATTCAAGTATGTTTGAGTGTTAATTTAAAAGCAATTTTAAACACAGAAGGTGTCCAGCAAGAACTATTGGATGCACTTAACGAGTTAGACGAAAAGTTTGACGAGTTCATGGACCATACAAACATTGAACAAGTATTAGGTCGTATCAATAAAGCACTTGCAGAAGTTACACAGATTGCCAATATGATTAATTTCTGTGCTACACCAGTTGACCCTATTGCTATCCCCAATGTATTAGAACAAACAATGGATAGTTTTTTGGGTGCTGGCAAGGGACTGATTAATGAAATAGGCAATATGGTTCCAGATCAGATCGGAGGATGTTTAAACTTTGATGGTCAAGAATTTAACCTAAATCTGTTCAACGGCGGTTTACTTGGTGATCTGAGTGCCGATTGGTTACGTGTAAAAACTGGACAACTTACACAAAACGAACTAAATGCATTTAATGCAAGAATCAATAAAATTAAAGACGATTTATCCAGTCTTATGGATAGAGAAAACAGTGTTATTGGCACAGAAAATTTGGGCGGCAGTCAGTTTGCAAACGATACAGATGTGGCAGAGGTTAATCCCAATATGGGAGTATTACACAATGCATCAGCCTCTGGTATCCAGGGTAACACACGTGTTGCAAGTTTAATCAAAGCATTGTATGATAAGTTTGCAGGATATCCTGTTGTGGATGCTGATGGTAATGCTTACAACAATATTTTTGAATTAATACTAGAGCCTGGTTTATTGGACTTACTACGTAAGGATATAGATCCAAGTCCTGATATCAGTAATACACAACCAGTTTACAATTATTGTGGCGAAATAGTTGGATACACAACAAACGTAAGTCAAACTAGTCCAAGTACCAG